ATATAATACGCCAAAACATATAGTTTTGTCCCTTTTATGGCAAGTTATACGTTTACACATATATTGCCAACTTCAGTAGTAAAATCGTGCCAAACTAGGTACACGATTACGTGAACACTCGTAACAAATATACACTACTATTTGTTACAACATCTCGTTGAGAACTGCAATGACATAGTTTTGAAATCCTTTGTTTGCGCTTTGCTCTAGTCGTTTGTTGCGCTCTTGCGTTTGTGCTTTATAGTATGCGATAGCGTTGAAAAACTCAATCAATGACATATCTAGAAAGAACTGCCATTTTGTTCTATCGCGATTCGCCATCTTGTCGATGAGTTCTAGCCACGAAAAAGGACTTACCTCTACTTTGTCAAGTTGCTCATCTCCTGCGTCAAATAGTCGAGGGTAGCGGTCAACAACTGCGGATAGAGTGCCAAGAAAAAAGAAGCGTAAGAGTAAGCGAACGAACAACTCAAAGTCTTGAAGTCTTCGCATCGTTGCTCGAAGTTTTGAGCGACTTGACCTTTGCTGATTTTTACGCGACGACCAAAGATATCTACTTCATATGATAACATCGCTAAAATCTTGTGTAGGTTCTCAATGATGTCGTCTGCTTTAATTTGTTGCAACTCGATGAAGTGGTGAGCGTTCATCTCTTGAGCGTTCGTGATAAGACGATAGCGCTTGTTGTAATGCTTGAAAGCGAAGAGCGGTTTGTCGCTTGGTAGTTCGTTCAAGAACTTCAACTTCTCGACTTGCTTGAGAATATCTTCTAGAGACATCTCTTCGACTTCGTCTATATCTAAACGATTGACGATAGCGATTTGATGTACTCGTCTTTCTACGCCTTCAAAGTGGTTGATTGAAGCGAGTTCTTGTAGTTGTTCGATGGTTATATTTTTCCAATTCATTCTATGCAAAATAAAAAAGACCTGGCTTGTTCTTCGTCTTGCAATCTAAAGCAAGAGCAAGAGAGCAAACGCAGTCGTCGTGTAGTCCGCTAGGTGCAGAGTATCTCACACCTGTTCTTGTGTACTCGTATTCAAAAGACTCCATCTCGTATCCGATTGGGTCTTCTGGAAATCTTATCTCGGTGCGTTGTACTGCGAGAACTAGACCCTCGATGAGTTGTTGTTTTGATTGAGATGTAAACTTGAAACCTTGAGCGCGAGAACACGCTCGTTGAATTTGCTCAACGATTGGGTCTCCTACGCCTGTCGAGTCAATAAAAGCGGGTGTGTTTTGTACTAGTTGAATGATTCGTTTTTGAGTTTGTCCCCAATCGGCTTGAAACCTATCTACATACGCGACGCAATTAGATGCGTCTAGACCGACAATCACGGTATAATCTGTGTACTTTGCTAAGTCGATACCATACGCGACGACTTGAGCGTTCGTAGTGGGTTGATAACACGCTCGAATTGAGTCAATACCAAATGGGTTCGATTTGTCGTCAGCAGGTTCTGCAAGATACAACTCATCGAACACGTGTTTTGGTAAGTCTCGCTTTGCTTGTTCTACTTCATCGAGTTGTAGAATGCCTTCGTTGACTGCGTCGTATGCTGTGATTTTGAAGTACTCGTAGTCTTGCTCTCCTTGCTTTGCTCGTTCGCCTAGTTTGTAGAACCAATTCTTTTTGCCTTTTACGTTCCCGATAAGTTTACACTTGCCTTGAGTAGCGGTGAGAGTAGAACGCAAAGCGAACCACGACTCTTCTCTTGCTCTTGATGCTTCATCAAATACACAAGCGTACACGTCGTCACCATATAGGTTGTCTGGCTTCTCTGCGCTCTTGAACTCGATACGACCTCCTGTTGGTAAAGTCAACAACAACTTCGACTCGTTGGTCGTAAAGAAGTTCTTGTCGGTGACTTGCGTCTTCATACGACGATACGCGATTTCTGCTTGTTGGTAGACAGGTGCAACCCACCACACACTTTGACCATCTTTCAAGCGAAGTGCTTGTTCAAATAGCCATATAATGTGTGATGCGGTCTTACCTGTTTTAGTACTCGCCGCCGTGATTGTGTACCTCGCTTTTGAGTCGAGGATGTTCTTTTGATAAGAAGTCAATCTAGGGCGAATATACTCTATTTGCATACGCTTTCGTAGAACTTGACACGCTCGATGTTCCACAACTTAATATCGTGAAACTTCTTGCAGTAGTTGGCATTACTAGAACCTAAGTGAGAAGCGTTTGAAAGCGCTTGTTTGATTGAGTCGTACCACTCATCATTCTTTGAGAAGATGACGCCACCATTGTCGATGTGATTCAAGTAAGGCTCACAAGCACTCACGATAATAGGCAAGTCATACGCACTCGCTTCTAGAATCTTCAACTCGCTCTTACAAGAATTGAACTTTGTCGATTGTAGTGGTGCGATTGCTACGTCGAAGTGTTTATAGACTTCACCGTATGCGTTTGCGCTAGTGCCACGTACGACGTGAAACCAATCACCTTTGAACATCGAGCATATTGAGTCCCAGATATCGCTAGGAGTATACCCACATAAATAGAAGTCAATGAGACCTTCTTCTCCTAAACGAGTAATGTCATCGACGATGAGTTTCAAATCCTCGTGATGTGTGATACCACCAACCCATCCAACTTTGGGTTTGTCGTTTGCAAGTCGTGAGTGTCTCCATTGCTCGTGTTCGTAGTCTAAGCAATTAGGCAACACGATTGAGTTCTTGTTATACTGCTTCACCTGTTCGAGTAGTTGTCGCGTTGTACAAGTCACACCATCTGCGTAGTGAAGAGCGTCTTTGATTGCGTTCTTGATTCCGTGACGATACGCCCAATATGCTGGGTTGAATTTCGGTAGCACCCAATAGTCATCAACGTCTACGATGTATGGTGTCTTTGCTTGTGCTATCTTTTTCAAGATGTCGTAGTGATGTTTCCCAATCCAACGATTAAACACAACAAGGTCGTAGTTCTTGAAGTCAACGAGGTTCATCATCGTGTCGCTATCTTGAGCGATGTCGATAGTCGCGTAGTTGTCGAGTTGTAGACGCATCAATGGCGTGTATATCCTGTGATACACAACGCCATTCATTCCGTCTGCTAGTGCAAGTATTCTCATTCGTTTGGTGGGATAGGGATAGGCATCCAATAGCGAACGTGAATTAAACGATTGGTGTATTCGTCAATCCACATATCATCCATATATCTAGCAAGAGTCACTTCGTCATTTTGATTGATGACGAGTTTCAAGTCTTCGTCGTGCGGTGGTAACACATCCGCACCTCTCCACGTCTTTTTCATTAGAATGGTACGTCTTCTACTTTCTTTGGTTGTGGAACACTAATAGCGTGAGTCGCTCTTGATTTCTCGTGAGGCGCTTTCATCTTCTTGCAGTTGATGCGTACATCTCCGTATTGATTGACGATTAATTCACCGCTAGAGATAGCGTCGTTTAGTTTCTTGATGTTGATTGAGAGATTGATTCCGTACTCGTTCTCCCATCCATTGCCGATGTAAGTTGTCATTTAGTCTAGTTTAAGTGTTATTTTGATTGGTTCTTCTGTTTTGATGGTTGTCTCTACTTCTTCTTTTGGTTTACCGTGTACTCTAGTGAGCAACGTCTCTAGTGAGAATAGAGAGTTCTTATCGTGTGATTTAAGTAACGCACCTGCTACGATGCGCTCTAGAATAGTATAGTCGTTCCCTTTGTCTATCGCTGTTAGTTCTTCGCGAGACATTGCGACCATATTCATCAAAGTTTGATTGATGTCGTCTTTGGAATAGCCTAGTCCTTTGAGTTGGGTGACTAGTTTCTTTGGTCTTCCGTTGGGATTTGCGTTGTTCCCTGGCTTGAATGGTTTAAGATTTTGTGGGTTTGGCATAGTTTACACGTTTTACTCACGATTTGTGACACTTACTCAAAGCGATTCGATGCTTCTCTTTGAGAAAGTCTTTGTATTGCTTTTGGTCTCCGAATTTCGTGTGACATTCTCGACAAAGTGCTTGAAGATTTGTGATGACATCTTTTGTATTTGAGCCACCCATCCCTCTCGCTTCGATGTGATGAATGTCGACAGCAGGTCTCTCGCATACTTCACACGCGATGTAATCGCTTATCGCATACTCGAAGTAGTCAAGATATATCTTCGTGTGTTTCTTCATCTCTTGAACAATAGTGACCACGATGTCGGTCTGTTTAGTTTTCTGTCTAGTGTGAACCCGCACTCATTGAATAGCGCAATCCACTCTTCTTCGCTCTTGATGTTGATGTGTCCCCAAGCCTCGTCGAAGTCTGTCTTGTCTGGTGTACTTGAGAAGTGAAAGTACTTACACTTGATGTTTTTTAAGAACGGCTTCAACTTCTCGTCTTCGATGTGTTCCATTACTTCAATAGACGCTACCAGGTCGAACGTCTTCCATTTCTGCGTTGTGAAGTCTTTGATGAATACTTGAAGCGTTGTGTTGTCGTTTCTTGTTATTTTGCGTGTGACATACTCTCCGTGTATTTTGGATAGGTCAACATAGGTACATTCAACATTGTGTTCAAGCATTGCTTGTGTGTAAGCACCTACTCCACCACCGCAATCAAGAAACGTCTTCGCACCTGTGATTTCTAGAATCTCTTTCGCTGTTTGCTTGAACAAGTTTGTGTATGTCTCGTTGTCCAAATCAACTCCAATGCTTAACTCGTGATTGAAGCATTGCTCGTCTGTCATTGTTCCGTTGAATGCGTTCATCTAATTTCTAGATTTTCTTCTCTTAAAATGCGATGTAGTTCTTCTCTTGCTACATACAAAGCGTTGATTGCTTCTAGACTATCGCTATCACTTGCGTACTTTGTTTTAGTTCTCAAGTATTGGTCAAGTTGCCACATAGCGTGTGACCACTT